CAAGGCTTAATGATACATTTAAATGCATCGGATGAACGAGGCATTGATACCATTCGTAATCAAATCTATTCCTTTGTACATTCGAAGTCTTTTTTAAAAAAGGGTGTAAAGTTTGTCATTTTAGATGAAGTAGATTCCATGACTAAAAATGCGCAACAAGCATTAAGTTATTTGTTAAATACTTATTCCGATGTTCGGTTTTGCCTAATATGTAATTATATAAGTAAAATAGACGATACCCTTCAAACGTTATTTATAAAAATAAAGTTTAATACGTTGCCTAAGGATAAGATTCTGTCCTTTTTAAATACGATTGTCGTTTCTGAAAACTTAAAGTATACACCGAGTCAACTTGAATACATTCATGCTATGTATGAATCTGATATCCGTAGTATGATTAATTTCATGCAGATAAACCAGGACAATACATCCATTCCCATTATTCATACTACTGTGTGGGATGAATTATATGAAATGATAAGAAGTCTTGAAAATATAAATAATATTGCAGCTACTTTTTATTCCATCAGCAAACAATACAACATGGATGTGAAAACAATAACCAAAGATTTTATATGTTACGTATGGACACAACATCCAGAATTAAATCTATCAAGTCTTGAGATTGCATTTCATAATGTACATGTAAATCAAGCCCATCTTATTCGGTATTTAATATTATCTTTAAATTGATTTTAAAACGATTAGATTATTATTATAAAAAATGGACTTAAATAACGAATGGGATCTTTTCCTATCGGATAAAGAAAGTACTATAGTACCGGAAACGTACAGTTGTGGACCAGCACCTACATCCACACCCATTTACATTTCAACTAATACCATCATTTCCTTTTTAAATCAGCCCATTGATTTAAAAGAAACGTTTTGGAAGATCCCCATTATTGCTTACAATACACCCACTATTGGCGTAATCAAAAAACAAATGAAGTTCAACAGCACAACAAAGGATGAAGTGGATGTAATTGATGCAAATGTAGACAGATGTGCTTATGGCTACAGTACAATCATCCAACACATTGAAAATGAAAAGGGTATGATCAAATACAAGGATGTAAGAAAAGTAACGATTGGAGTTTCAAAAAAGGACATTATTTCATACAGAGTGAAACCGAAAGGTGCCTTTTATAATTGTTTTGTGATTATTGTAAGAGTTCAAATTGATGGGGTATTCAAAGAGTTTCATGTAAAAATATTCAATACAGGTAAGATTGAGATTCCAGGGATTCAAAAATCAGATCATATAGGATATGTGGTAGATTTATTATTATCTGTGTTGTGCGTGTATTATCCAACCTTAACTTACAATAAGAGTTGTGAAGAAACCGTTCTTATCAATTCAAACTTTAATTGTGGCTACTTTATTAATCGAGCAGAACTATACCAACTCTTAAAGTTTAAATATAACATATCTGCCGTATATGATCCTTGCTCTTATCCAGGGATTCAATGTAAGATATATTATCAAGATGAAGTGGTGACTACCATTCAAGCCATATCCGTTTCATTCATGATATTTAGGACAGGCAGTATTTTAATTGTAGGAAAATGCTCAAAGGAGGTGATTTACGCAGTGTATCACTATTTAACGACCATTTTATTGAATGAATATTCAGATGTCGTATCAGAACACAGTGGACCTTATGTAAAAAAGGAATTATCCGTTAAAAAACTTAAAAAGTTCATTTTATTTAAGTAAACAATTTAAAGCATTTTATAACTTAGTATAGCATGACTGATAGAATTCCGTGCGATTTGGTAATGAAGCATCTCTTTAAGTTATCGCTTGAGCATGATAAGCCCATCATGCTGGATTACTGGAAAAAGTCTGTAAGTAAGGAGGTGGTAATAGGGGTGAGAGAAGGGGGGGAAAAGTTGTTGGTTAAGAACGAGGAGGAGTACACCAGTCCCATTTCAAAGGTGTTTAAGGTAGAAACAGAGTACATTATCATGACAGAGAACTCGCTTTACTGCGTTTGTGCAAGCATTCCTACAAAACGCATTTCTTAAATTTTATAAGATTAATTAGATTGACAATAACAACGTTGTCTTAAACACATAAATTCTCGTTTTTTTTTTCTCATGTAATAATATGTTATTTAAAAAGAGAGTAGCCCCCCCCCACATTCAACCTAATGTAAATATGAATCAACTTGTAAGTGGTGTGCGTAATGCAAATACAAAAATTAATGCATTAAAAGTTATGAATATTAGCTTACAATCACAATTAACGAATATTACAAACAAACTTGATTTAATGATTACATCGTTTGAAATTGCGGTTACTGGTAGTACGAATGAGGGTAAAATTGTATTGACATTAACCAACTCCAGCAATTATTTTGATGATAATAGTATAAAGTATGTTAATACTAATGACAGTTCCGTGACTGGAACTGTGACTTCTACATTAACCACACCAACAACCACACCAACAACATATGCGACAGCGACATTAGACACATATTTTGAATCAAACGTACCCTACACATATACGGGGAGTTATTTTAATTTCCCTGCAGGTGAGGTAGATACGTTTTCAATTACATATACATCGCCTTAGATAATATCACTGTACTATTTAAAGCATAGATGGTAAGATACTATAATGAACATTGATGAATTGCGTGAAAAATACGCAACTCATGAATACATGAAACAAAAACTCGAGAACTATCTTCAACATTTACCGGTTCTTATGAAAACAATAGAAGAGGGTTATCATAAGAAACAACTTTTAAAAAAGGAAATAAATCAACAAAAGGAAGAGTTTATAGAGGAGTTCATGTCTGCTTATTCCTTTTTTTATATTCCTCAAACGGAATTGTATGTAGAATCTGATGGATATTCTATTATTTCAGAGGATTACATTATTCATTTGATCGGAACGAAACTAGATAGGTCCTTAATTCCCTACAAATCTAAAATTATCTATAGCCTTTTAAAAAAAATAAAAGAAAGTCTTTTTGTGCACGTAAAAGATGAATTGATTGCAACTCAAATGATTCCATTGCTTCCGTTCCCTCCAGACTTATCCATATATTTTTTAACCATTTTAGGAGATATTATTTTAAATAAACATACTACGTTGATTTATTATTTGGATGCATCGTATAAACCCTTTTTGAAGGAATTAACTCAATCGGTTTATTTTATTATCAATAAATCATTTGACGCATTCAAGCATAAATACTACGACCATAAATATGAGTTATGTAGGGTAATTCATGGAAAGTGTGGGCCCTATGTGTTTCCAAATGCATTACATCTCATTGTTTCTGCCGTATACATGTCCTCAAAATATGAAAACTCTGATGGGTTTTTATTGCAAAATCACGTATATACCAATGAAATTACTATTTTGAAAAGAAATACACCTGAAACCTTAATCCATCTGTTTTTAGAAAACATGATTAAAAAGGAAGAAGGAGTTAGTATTTCCTACAAGGACGTTTACTTTTTGTGGCAATCCTTTCTCCGCAAACAATATTTACCCTTTGTTATTTCACAACAAAATCTTAAATTATCCTTGATTCAAATGGGAATATGTGATGGCGACACCTGTGCCAATATGACTACTTTAGTGCAAACAACCATGCTTAAGTTTAAACATTTCTGGGAAAAATATTTCATTCCTGACGAGGATGACTTTTATGAATTAAGTGAAATTGCTTATTTATATTGCAAATACGATAAGTCCATTTCAGTGGATACCATAAAAGAGGTATTGGTACTTTATCCAAATCTTGTATTTGAGAATACATGTGTGCTAAATGTAAAATGTTCTCTGTGGAATAAAACAAACGATATCGATAATGCAATGGAATTATTTAAACATCACGATTCTTACTCTTTAAGCATAAACGAAATGTATACATTTTATATGGATTATATTCAAACCCATCATAAACGAGCTGTTACAAAAGACTATTTTGAAAAATATTTTAATTAGTTTTATGAAGTATTCCATGTTTAACGCTGGACCATAGACAAAAACACGGTATGTTCTTGAAAATTGAAAATGAAAAAATAATAGTTTTAACTTTAAAATGAAACAAATTGGTCGTTTATACTTTAAAAGGGTATATGAGTTAAAAGTGGGAACACGATATGTGATTGAAGAATCAACTTATTTTTATTTAAAAATATATGTTGCTACACACGCATCCACAAAATGGACGAATATTACCTATGTATCCATAACGGATTTACCTGAAACATACAATGCATCGAATGAACTTACCATGAGTTTCATGTTAAGTAACAATGTATATTATGAAATGGTTCCCATGGCTCCAATGGTACAAAACGCCATGGAGCAACGTGCGCTACATTTAATTTTAAAACGAATCGATGAAAACTTTATATGAACGCAGTTGTACAAAATTATCTGGCATTCATTAAAGATGCATTCCCTCCTATAAAAGTAAGTACATTGTATCGTTCTTCTATGGTTAGCAAATCATAGGTATAATTATATAGTTTAGACATATTTTTATTCACGCCAATTTGTTGTCCGGATAAAGGATCACATATGGTTAACGAAATCACACTTGGATTTAATGTAGGTGTAATAGTTGTAAAATCTAGTTCAATGATGGAATATTTGCTTAAATTGGCTGCTCCAGATGGTTGCAAGGTAAATGGATCTGTATTCAAACAAAAGTTATAACAGTACATTCCACTTAAAGATGAAAATCCAGCTCCAGGAGATGTAAGATATTGTTGTTCGTATTTATAAATAGTAGCCGCTCGTGTTTCTTCACGAATCGTTCCGTCAAATAAAATTCCAAGGGTTAGTAAAATATCTTTTTGATTTTCAACTGAATAAGGACCTGTTTGATAAATACTGTTTCCACTTGGATCTATTAAAGTAGTCTCTGTAATATTCACAGGCAAATAATCATAAGGCCAATTTGTATAATTACTCCATTCATTGCGACTAGGTACATCTGATCTACGCATCAGGAGCATCCAATTCAAAACAAGGTCGGTTGAGTTTTGGAGCCATACTTTATCTGTGATGGATACTTCATAAAACCATGTATCATATAACTCACGTACTAAATACTTTTGTTCGCGAGTGGCGAATCCAATGGCCTCTTGTTCCGACAAGAAACAATAGGTGCAGGATAAATGGGTATTTTCATTCCATGAAGTGGACGTTAATGTATAGATCCCATTTTCAGGAGGAGTTTGTATAAAACGATTAAAATGATGTTCTGCAATAACCATGTTTGGAGCAATTACATTATTTGGGTCACCTGTACTATTCGTAATGTCCCTTATTTGGAAAAGTTCGCGTATGGGACGTAAGGTAATTTCAATTTGAAGCTCATTGTATTGCAGGCAAACCAATGGAAATGCTTGTTGTGCATTCAACCCCCACCATATTGGAAGAGGTACTCGCAGTTGTCGTCCTCGAATAGATGGTTCGGCTCCAGCCGAGTTATAAAATGCAGTAGGATATTTACCAAACCTAAACTCCGCTGAGGCTGGGTCGTACATATCTACTGTATTTCCAACCATGGCATCCCATTTACTTTTTTGAGTAGAGGTTAAATCTCGATTCGCTAAGGCAACAATGTCAGCTCCAGTCATTTGTTGAATTAAACTTCCTCCAATCGTAAACCGAATATTTCTTATCATCATGGCGCCTAGATTTTTAATCCATTTAAACTCGTATTGTTGATTTACGTCATTCTCTACAATGTAGGAACTATAAATGTCAGGTATTTGAATAACAAAAAATGTTTCGGTAAGCAACTCCGCATATCGATTCACTTTAAATGAATAAACTGTATCACTAGAGACTTGTAATTGGCGAAGTCCTTCATAATCTAGTCTAAAGTTTTGAAGACCAAAATTAGTAATTTGTTTAAACGTGCTCGTCCAATATGTTTTTTGTGGATTACCATACATGAGTGCATTTTGCGAACCTCCTGCAACTAGATTTAATAGACCCCCAGCCATTTCAATAAGTAAGATATTTTGTATTTAATACATTACTTGGTTTGTATTTCAATAAATCATTCGTACTACTACTCGTTTGAAAATGATCCGACCCATAAATGTCTTGCAATAACAGCCATTCAAATAATCCACCAGAATAGATATATACATTCCCTCCTAGTTTTTTTATTTGATCATACTTTACAAA